CGTAGCAAAATATTTAATTAAACAAGTGCCAAGACAAGATCAATTAACAGATGACATTTTACAAATGTTAAAAGATGAAGCAGAAGAGACAGGTGAAAAAGTTAATATACTAACTGCTTCAGATATTACAGGTATTCCTAGAACAACATTAACAAGGTTAATTAATGAGGATGCAAAGGGCATTAGTGCTTATACAAGTGCTAGAGAAGTAAAAGGTAGAGCGGGTACATTTTTCGAAAGTTATTTTCCTAATGTAACAAGAGATTCTACACTAGATGCAAAAGTACAACATCTTGTCTTTAGAGATATGTATAGATCTAATGCATTTGGTGATGAAACAGAATTTGTAAGAATTATGGAAGATGCAGGTATTGTGCCAAACAAAATACGAACAATTGGTGATGATGGTAAAGCAACATATACAAAAAATGCAGATTATAATAGAGCTGAGATGAATGAACGAAGAAAAAAACTTTTTGAATATGTTAAAAATGAGTATTTTCAACCTGGAGATTATGAAAAATTATTAGCAAAAATAGACGCTAGAGATAAACTTACAGATTACACTATAGATAAATTTAAAAATACAGTCTTAAATAATGAAGCTTTTCAAAAACAATTTGTAGAGGAATATAACAGAGTCTATCCTAAAAATACATATGGTAATGATGTTGCTAGCATGGCAGAGGATTATGCTACTCAACACTTTATAGGTCAAATGGCACACATTATGCCCATAGGTAAAACTAAAGCTAAAACACCTGTCAAAGGTGAAATGTTTAAAACTGCAAAAGGGTTAGAGGGGCTATTCTTTTATCCAGAATTTTACAGCGTAAATTTTGCTGCACACAACATAGGGTTACAAAATAGATTTGAAAATGCTGCAACAAATGCAATTGCAAATTTAAAAAAAGGCAAAGATATAGAAAAAAATGTAGACAGTTTGTTAAAAATTGATCAACAAATGAACGGAAAAGGCATTAGAGCTTATATAAGATTTACTGATAAACAACTACCAGAAAATGTACAAGAAATTTTAGAAACTACATTTAAGGATAGGGTGTCAGTAGAACCTAATCAACCTGGCGTTAAAAGTATTTTTATTGGTAGATTAGATGATCCTACTTTAGCAGAAAATATTAATTATTTTGATGATAAAATGGATGAGTATGTGACCAAACCATCTTCATTTAAAATATCTCAACAAGTACCCAAAGAGGGTTTATCAGATGAAATGTTTCTTAGTGGTAGCGCACCTTACATTATGTTAGGACAACCACTTAACTTTGAACAAGGTGGCGATGTAGAAACAGAACAAGAAAAACAATCTATCGTATCAAAAGCAGCTTCAGCAATTGGTGATATATTGATACCAAAAGCAGAGGCGTTACCTTTACCAAAAAATTTTTTACTAGGAACTGTTCCCGATGTAGGTAAACAAATAGAAAAAAAGTTAGAATTACCTGCACCCACTTTAGAAAAAAGATATAATATATTTGATGATCAAGGTAAAAAAGTTTATCAAAGTAAAAGTTTTGATGATGCAAAACAAAAATCTTTAGTCCTAGGAGAGCAAGAGGGTAAAGAGTTTACTGTTAAAGAAGTAGAAGTTCCTGTAAAAGTAAAAAAAGAAAAGCCATCTACTGTATTGGTTCCAACTGTTACCTCCACTAACGCTATAGGTTCAGGCAACAATAAATTATTTTATTCAAATTTAGATTCTATTGTAAATACACCGTCTGGTAATTTAACTATTAAAGGTATAGTCATTCCTGCAGACGGAGTAAACATGTCAGCTAAAAATTGGCATGATTGGTTTAGAGCTAATGGTATAAAAGAAGGAGAATTAGCTGACTCTTATATAAGAGCTTATTTAAATAAAAAAGGTGGCTTTAATCGAGAAACGGGTAAATTTACAAATGATGAAAGAATTAGCTATGCAGAAATAAAAGAATTAGTAGATACGTCACCTACAAATTATATACAGTCTGTTTCTTACAGTGATGAAGCAGGTAATTTAAAATATGGAAACTCTGGTCGACAAGACAATTACATATCTGGCACAAGAAATGAAAGGGTTTTATGGATTGACTCACAAGACATAAGAGGTGACATAGGTGATTTACCAGATGAAATTGCAAGTTACGAAGGTCACCGATCTATGCGTGAAGTTGAGTCTAGTTCTGATTTTGCAGTACAAGGAAATACCTTAAATGGTAAACCTTATGTTGTGGGTTGGTCACTTAACAGTCATCGTCCAGCAAAATTAAATAATAGAAATATAATAGTACACACTGCAGATGAAATACAATCTGATTTTTTACAAAAAGCTACACAAGTAAAAAAAGATATAAAAAAACAAATTACAAATTTTTTAACACAAAATCCAAATCAAATTGGTAGGAGTGAGGAGCTTAATCTTCTTTACACAAAATTAGAAAATGTATTTAGACCAATGCCTGCTACTTACGCACAACTTAAAAAAAGTATAGAGGACTTAATTAAAAGTGATGAAATATTTCAAAAAATATCTGGCATGGAGATAGACGATTTGACTAAACAAAGTTTTCAAGAGCTTGGAGAAGCAGCTAAAATTAGAGACAAAGCTTTAGCTAGCATAAATTCTACAATCGATAATATTGATATGAAAGATTTATTTCCAAACATACCTTTTAAAGATCAGAAGGATTGGGTAGATGCTATTATAAAAAATGATGTTTATAATGCTGCGAAAAATAGATTTAGTTTTGATGAATCAGGTCGATTAATAGTAAATAATGAGGCACCATCTCATTACGCTGTGGCTCCAGCTAAAGCTGTAAAAGCATACCAAGGAGGAAGAGGTGTTGAGGTGCCTGTAGATGATGTTGATAGAAGTGGTAGAATGGTGGCTTATGATATGCAATACGGAGGACCTAATTTAAATGATCATACTGGTAAACATTTTACAAGTAACACAGAAGAGTCATTAGCTAGAATAGCAAAAAACAAAAATTCAAAACTTGAAGTGGGTAAAGTAGATTTTGGATATGCAGGAGGTGAGGTAGATACTTTTATGATTGAGTTGACACCTGACATGTTAATGCCATATAAAGCATATTATAGTGATGGTGGACTGGTTAAAAAAAGTATAGAATACACACCGATAGTTTCTATAAATAGCATACTATCACCAATAGGAGCCAATAAATGGTAGAAAAAGCAATACAAAATGTAGAACAACCTTTAGAAGTTGAAGGAGTTGGAGAAGAAATACAACTACCACAACCAGAAAATTTAACAAAAGGTATAGAAATAGTACAAGATGAAGATGGTGGAGTAACATTAGATTACGATCCAAACCAAAAACAATCAGAGGGTGATTATTTAGCTAACTTAGCTGAGTTCATGAGTGATGATTTATTACAAAAATTATCATCTGATTTACAAAAAAATTTTGAGGATGATAAAAATTCAAGATCAGATTGGGAGAAAACCTATAAGGATGGATTAGATCTGTTAGGATTTAAATACGAAGAAAGATCAAAACCTTTTGCAGGGGCAGCAGGTGTAACTCATCCTTTGTTAGCAGAAGCTGTCACACAATTTCAAGCACAAGCATACAAAGAATTATTACCACCTGGTGGACCAGTAAGAACAGAAATACTTGGCGCACCAACAATGGAAACAGAACAACAAGCTGAACGAGTCAAAGGTTTTATGAATTATCAGATCACTACAGAGATGCAGGAGTTTGACCCTGAATTAGATCAAATGTTATTTCATTTACCTTTAGCAGGATCTGCTTTTAAAAAAGTTTATTATGATTCTAATTTAGAAAGAGCTGTATCTAAATTTGTACCTGCAGAAGATTTAGTTGTTCCATATTTTATTACAGATCTAGAATCCTGTAATCGAATAACACATGTCGTAAAAATGAAACACAATGATTTGAGAAAAAATCAAGTCTCAGGATTTTACAGAGATGTAGATGTGTCAGGTGGCAGTGTTAATACCGATGAAATCAAAGATAAGCAAGATGAGTTATCAGGTGTAGAACAAGTTAATTTTGCAGAAGATGAGCACAATATTTTAGAAATGCATGTAGATTTAGATTTACCTGGTTTTGAAGATATGGGTGCAAACAATCAAAAGACAGGGATTATGGTGCCTTACATAGTAACAATTGATGAGGACTCAGGTGAAGTGTTATCAATATATCGTAACTGGAATCAAGGTGATCCTATAAGAAAGAAGAAAGAATACTTTACACACTTTAAGTTTTTGCCAGGCCTAGGATTTTATGGTTTTGGTTTAATACATATGTTAGGTGGTTTATCTAGAACTGCTACTGCAGCTCTTAGACAATTGGTTGATGCTGGTACACTATCAAATCTACCAGCAGGTTTTAAAGCTAGAGGTTTAAGAATTAGAGATGATGATGAAGCTATTAGTCCTGGCGAATGGCGTGATGTCGATGCACCAGGTGGTAACCTTCGTGAATCATTAATGCCTTTACCATACAAAGAACCAAGTGCAACATTATTTAGTCTATTAGGTTTTGTAGTAGATGCAGGTAGAAGATTTGCAGGTGTAGCAGATATGATGATGGGTGAAAATGCAGGTAGTCAACAACAACCTGTAGGAACAACCATGGCTATATTAGAGCGTGGCATGAAAGTTATGTCAGCCATACATAAAAGATTACACTATGCACAAAAAACAGAATTTAATTTATTAGCAAAAGTATTTGCAGATTATTTACCACCTACTTATCCTTACTTAGTATCAGGTGGAGAACAAAGTATAAAACAAACTGACTTTGATGATAGAATTGATGTGATACCTGTATCAGATCCAAACATATTTTCTATGGCACAGAGAGTTACATTAGCTCAAACACAATTACAATTAGCACAAGCAAGTCCAGAAATGCATGACATGAGAGAAGCGTACATGAGAATGTATTCAGCACTTGGTGTACAAAATATAGAAAAACTAATACCACAACCTGCAGAGCCACAAGCACAAGATCCTGCGATGGAAAATGCAGGCACTTTAAATGGGATGCCACCAATACCTTTTCCAGAACAAGATCATTCTGCACACATAAGGGCACATAGAGCCTTTATGTCCTCAGAATTAGTAAAAACAAATCCTGCTACAATGACTATATTACAAGCACATATTACAGAACACGTGGGATTTATGGCTAGAGCAATTGTTCAACAAGAAATGGAGCCTGAAATGACAAAAATTATGCAAGAAACAGGTGGACAATTAACTCCAGAGCAACAATTACAATTAGAACAACGTACAGAAAGTGGTGTTGCCATAAGAATAGCTGAAATAATTGAACAAATGGTTGCAGAAGAACAAGAAATGATGGATACTTCTAGTTCTGACCCACTTGTAGACTTAAAACAGCAAGAAATTAACCTTAGAAAAGACGATTTAGAGCTAAAAGCACAAGCAATGGGTGAAAAACAAGCATTAGACGAGAAAAAACTGATGCAAACAGACAAATTAACACGTGAAAAGATAGAAAGTCAGGAAGATATTGCTCAATTACGTGCAAATGTTGCCTTAGATAAGGCAGATAAGGACAGAGGTGCCAAAAAAACTAGAAGCTAAGCTAAAAAGACGAGCAAATAAGAAAAACTTGTCAAAAACAGCTAAAAATGCTTATGTTTATGGTACATTACGTAAAACAGGTTGGAAACCTAGCAAGGAGAAGTAAAAATGGGTAAATTATGTCCAAAAGGTAAAGCTGCAGCTAAGCGGAAATTCGATGTCTACCCTAGCGCATATGCAAATATGTACGCAAGTGCTGTTTGTAGTGGTAAAATAAAACCAGGTGGCAAAAAAAACAAAAAAGCTGATGGTGGTATGATCGGAAATGGCAATAAACTATCACAATCTAGAAAAAAAGTTTCACACATGAACAATGGTGGAGTTGCTAGAGGTTGTGGTGCAGTTATGGAGTCCAAAAGAAAAACTACTGCATATGCATAATGGCTAAAGATCCTAAATTAGGTACAGGTAAAAAACCAAAAGGGTCTGGTAGAAGATTATACACAGATGAAAATCCTAAAGA